CCAACGCTGCACGAAGTCGAAATTGACCCTAATTATCAGGCAGAATTGATCGGCCTTGCGACTTACTTCATGGGCTGTGTTGATTTGGGTGTGCCGCCCCATGAGATCGTGGCGAGCGAGGCACCGGTGCCACATGACGAGACAATCCCTGTTGACATGAGTCAGACGCAGGCAGATCCGCGCTGGAAGCAATGGGCAGAGGTTTGGTCGCAGACCGTCGGGGCAATGGATGCCTGCAAGAAGGCTGAGACAGAAATCAAAAAACTTGTGCCGAAAAATGCCAGCGTTGCATTTGGTCACGGCATTCAGGTGAAGGTTGCAAAGAATAAATCAAAGCGCATTGAGGTGATGAAATGAGTGAGCTTGCAAAGGCAATGATCCGTTTCCACAAAGCCACTGCTGGTTTTGAGGCGGATAAAAAAGGGAACAGATCGCAATATGCGTCAATTGGCGCTGTGATAAACAATGTCAAAGAGGCCGCAAAATATGGGCTGACATTCTCGCAGCCGGTGGACTTTGACGCGCAACATATATTTGTGCGCACGATTGTGATGCACGAAAGCGGCGAAAAGATTGAGAGCCGATACCCTGTCATTGTGGATGATTTCACCAACAATCAAAAGATCGGCGGCGCGATCACATATGCAAAGCGGTATGCGCTGGCATCCATATTTGGCACAGAAAAAGGTGTCGAGGACAGTGATAATGATGGCGAGGACAACGGCCTTTATAATGACGAGATAAAGCCAGAACAAAGAGGTGGTGTCACTCCATCACCGGTTTCTGGTCAGGGTGACTCCGGCGGCTCCTCCCTGCCTCAAGAGTCACCCGCCTCTTTCGCTCCCAAGATAAAGCGCGTCACAGACCAAGAGTTGACTCCGCAACAAAAGGCGCTGGAGATCTTCATGGATAAGGTGCAAGGCGCTGGCTCACATGAGGCGTCTGTCGAAGTGGTGCGCAATTATGTGTCGAAGGCAAAAACGGTCGAGGGCGTGACTATGTTGTTCAACCGCCTGAAACCATCCAGCGCAGACATGGTCAAAATATTTTCTGACAAACAACACGAGTTTATGAAAGCCAAATCAGAGGAGATCAAACATGGCTGAACAAGCGAAGGTGAAATATGGGGTCGATGAGTTGACCTTTTCATTAAATGACAATGCCTCAAACAAGACTGAGGACTGGCATTCAGATTGGAATGGGAAGGTCGTGATTAACGGCGTGACCTACTATTTGAATGGATACCGCAAAAACGACCAATGGATCGCCGGTCGATTGAAAGAGGCACCGCAAAAGGACGCCCCTGTCGCGGCAGCGCAGCCATCACAGCCAGCAGCGGCAATGGACGATGAGATCCCTTTCTAGCATCGCAGAACGCCCAGAACACCCCTTGCTCGTTATACCAAACGACGAGGGGTGTCTGATCGTCATCGGCACAAACCAAGCGCAAATGCAAATGACGCAGAAACAGATGTTTGAAAAGGGCATGGAGTTTTTGCGCAGATCGGCATCGGCAAATGGCGAAGCGGAAGAGTGACCAACGTGCTGCAAACTGTGTGCAGTGCGGGGCGCAATGCTTTTACAAAGATGATGGGTGGGTCATCAATGGGAAAAAAGAGTTTTTATGCAGTCTCGCTTGTTTCGACAAGCGGTGGCGGCTGCATGACAAAATGGCAAAGGGAGAGTTGTCATGGGAAGATTTGTCTGGGTTGAGGACTCTATAACACCCAAAGGGTATGGCAGAAAAATATCGTGGAGTGGTCTGCTTGCTCAAAAAATGAAGGTGGGCGAGTCTGCAATGTTTCCAACCAGTAAAAGCGCATATCAGGTGCAATGCTCAATCAGGCATTTTCATGGGCAGGGTGCAGCTAAAGTTAAAAAGCACCCATTTTGCGGATGGCGCGTGTGGCGGATAAAATAATCCTTCGGTACGTTATCCACGCGCAAGTTGAAGAGTATCAGCGCAATGGCTGGGAGTTGGTCAGCGACTTATCGTGGTGTCATCATGGGCGGCATGCTACCGTTATGAAAGCACCCGCCCCGCAATCCTCTGAATGTCATCCGAACTCTGCGCCAGCTTCAGATCAGTAACCGTATAATGCTGTTCGGCAATGTTGCTCTTCTTTGAGTGACCCATCCGATACTTTCGGATCGATGCCGGTACGCCGTCTAACTCCATCTGCGTGTGATAAAACTTACGGAAGCCCCCAATGCCTTTGAAGCCTACCTCTGCGTGTTTGCAGAGCGTTTTAAGAAGCCCAGCCCAATGCTTCTGATCCGCCATGACGTTTGTTGCGGATGGGAAAACATAAGTCGGTGAGGGGCATTGAAGGTGCCACTCGCGCATAAGCGCAATCAGGCTAGGCGGCAGTGGTATCGTGCGCACCCGAAACTCTGTCTTGGTCTCTTGCAGCGCCCCGCGATAACCTGTGCGGCGGACAGTGACGCTCCCCGATTTGATGTCCAAGCTATCCCAAAGCAACCCCTGCAACTCGTTTGCTGCGAGGCCTGTAAGAGCGGCAAAGCTGAACAGTGCCTTGCTATAGCTTGGCATGTCCAGAGCCAATATGTGGCGAACCTCGTCAGCCGAATAGCCGTCTCGGTTGCCTACCCCACCTTTGATGTTGCGGCGGCTCTCTCTAGCGCAGGGGTTAGAGAACACGATGCCTTTGTCGATAGCGTATTTGTAGACCATGTTCAGCGAGTGGATAATGCTGCGCTGGGTCTTAGGCGCTTTGCCATCCAGCATCAGCTTGTCAATGAACATGTTGATGTCGCCCACCGTCACTTTATGGATCTGCTTGTCACCAAGCACCGGCAAAACGTGGCGCTTCAAATGGCGCACATCGTTCTCATGGCTTTGAGGCCGGATGCCCTGCGGCTTGCCAACAAACCCTTCACGATACCGCAAGGCGTCCATTGCAACCGATGCTAGGTTTGCTTTGTTTGCGTTGTGGATGCCAGCCGCAAGTTCGTCGCGCAGTTTCATCCAGCGCTTATGCCAAGCGGTCGGCGAGGGTTCGCAGTAGACTCGCTTGCGCTTACCAGCCAGGTCAAAATACCAAATGATGCCTCGCTCTTGATCGGGATAGTTTGGCCGCTTCACAAACGTGGTTTTGAAGTCACCCTCTTTGTCGAGGGTGATCTCCACATCATTTACTTTGATGGTTTCCATATTAAAGCCTCCCTACCTAATGAAAGCTAAATTGCGAGTAGTGCAGTCGAACACTCCGTCCAAGTGAACCGATAACTTTTCTGGGTTGTGGATTATATCGGCGACATCTGTAGGGTGTTCGTGAGTTTTGCCATCAAGAACGCAGTACAACATCCACCGCCCATTTTTGTTTTGTATTTTCCATGAGGTTTCTTTGTCGTCTTGATAAACAGTAAGTAACCCCTGTCCGCTGTGCTTCACGTTATAATTAGTCATATTTATCTCCCTCAAGATAAATGGCGGGGCTGTTAAGCCGCCGCCTTGTTGTCATCGATAATCTCTGAGCATTTCCAAGAAATGACGTTCATGCACATTTTGCCGATTGACCACTTTGGCACCCCGCCATGAAGGTTGAGGCCTCTTGATTGGCGCTCGTCCTTTAGCAATGTTTGGGCGTTATATCTGGAAACGAACTGGCCTAAAACTCGCCCATCCAAATCGACCTCAAAGTCATATTCGGCATCGTAAAATTCGATCATTGGCTCGTCCTCATCGTGCTTGAGGCACCAATCAAGACCGTATCTGTCACCTTTGAAAACGATGCGAACAGTCCAATCAACGTTTGTTTCGATATCTGTGATTTTAAAAACTTTGGTCATTTCGATCTCCCTTTTGATCACTCTTTATATGACCAGTATGCTCATAATTTACTTATATGCAACCATAATATGCGCATATTGTTGGTTGAGCCTGACGGTGTGTGGACAGAATGTGGACACTAAGGAGGGTATAAAACACAAAAAAAGGCCGCAACCCCGAAGGATTGCGACCTGGTAAATATTTGATTTATTTGACTATTTGGTTGCGGGGGCAGGATTTGAACCTGCGACCTTCAGGTTATGAGCCTGACGAAACTGGCGGTTTTCTGCGGGTCGACTCGAGGTGTGGAAACTATGTGGACAGCCCCCCAATGAGCCTGACGAGGTGTGGAAACTATGTGGAAATTTGCGACTCGAGTCGCTATTTGCGCCTAAATTTATCGAGTCCTTTCAAACCCAGCCCAGCCAAAATTGTGACGTATAAAATGTTCTGATACCAATCCGGCAAGGTGGCTATCACATCAAAGCCCCGCCTAGCCAGTTCTGGATCAATCCACGCCAGCACACAGGGAGCTAATACGACCACTGTGATGATCTCATCTTTCCACGATCCCTTCGTGGACTCTGCCATGATCAGTTCCCATTTGCTGTCATGTTGCGCAGCGGTTTTCATAATCTCTGATTTGGCCTTTTCTTTTTCGACCTTGCCCTCCAAAAAGGTCTGAGCGAGGCTGCCCACAACACCAAGAAGCTGTATCATTGCGGCTTCTCGCTATTGAGCCACACCGCCAGCGATCCGGTCATGGCACCTGTGACAACGCTGATGAGGCTGGCCTGCTGCGTGGACAAGTCCGGCATCGCCAGCGCCCACTCAATGCACCGGATGTAAACCAGCGTCATCGTGACCATCATAAATCGTGGCAAGATGCGAAGCTCAAGCATTTTACGCGCAACGCCCTCAACACTCATTTCCAAACCCCTGTCCGCATCATCTGCGAAAGCTCGTTTGCACGATGCCCGACCTGTTGCGCCCACAACGAGTTCAACATTTCATTTGCCGCAAGGTTGTAGTCGCCGACCAAGAGCGCTGCCTGCATGTTTTGGAACTTGTCAAAGTTGGGTTTGCCTAAATTAAAAAGCATAGAAATGATAACCGCCTTACGCGCCTCATCCATTTTTGCATAGAAGGGATATGTGACCGCTTCCGTCTCACATCGCTGCACATCGTTGGCTAGTAAATAGTCAATCTCATCGTCTGACAGACCACCGTTTTTGCGCTCATCGATCAAGCGACCGCACCCGATAGTCCAGTATGACATCGAGTCCTTATAGGCGTGTTTGACAACGCCCTCATGCTGTTTGATAAGTTCAAGCAACTTCGTCATCGTCAAAA